TGGTAGAGAATTTTTAAATATAGAATTGGATAGACGTAAAAGTCATAGAGCTTTAGTAACTATTTTATGGGAAAGGTTAAAAACCACTTGACAATTAGATGACTTTATGATATAATGTGTTATGAAACTTAATATTGCCGATTGGGGAACCATTTTTGGAGTTGTTGCCGCAATATTATTGGCATTGAATATAACTATTAGTCCATATTCCTTTATATTATTTGGAGTTTCTTCAATTCTTTGGTGTATTTATGGGTATAGGATTCATGAATATTCTTTAATGTGGATGAATGTTGTTTATTTTGTTATTGACATTGTAGCTATTTATAGATGGTTTTTTTAAATTTAATGGAGTATTAAAATGAGTATTTTAATAAGAAGATTGGTTTTATTGGGATTGATGTTTGGTTTAATTATAATGTTATTACTGTTTCCAGCTTTAGTTGGTAATAAGGTATTTACTGATGTTGAGATAGAGGAAGTGCAGAATCGTATATTAGTGGGGTAATCTGCCATGGATAAGTTAACTATACAGAAAATTATAGTTACTATGTTGTGCATAGTAGTTGGTTTTTTATGGATAGTATTTGTTATACCGATTGTAAATGGTGATTATGCGAGTGTTCACGATCATGATAGAGATACACATACTGAGATAGATTATAGTCATGACTATATTGCCAAAAAGAATTTATGATTTTATAATAGATATATTAATTGAATTGATATGTATTAATATAGTTTGGTTTTGTTTTTTAATTAGTTTAATATGAGGATATATGTATAATTTTTTATGTGTTTTATTGAGTGTTTTGGGTTTTTTTGTTATTCTAGGGGTTGTTGATTCTGCGACGTATGATATTGGTTCTATGATTTCATATTCGTTTGTTGGGTTTTTATCAATGATTACTGGTGCTGCGTTATATGAGGGTGGTTGATTATGAATGATATTAGAAGTAAGAGCGGAATGGTTAACTCTTTAAAAGATGGTGTGTGTGAAGTAACTTTTAATAAAGTTAATGGTGATTTACGTGTTATGTCATGCACATTAGATATGATTTTTGTTCCTGAATCGTTTTTACCAAAGGGTAATGGTAATGTATCTGAATTAGTTATTTCTGTGTGGGATGTTAACTCACAGGGTTGGAGATCATTTCGACCAGAGAATGTTATTGAATTTAAGTATTTATATAATTATGCAGGACAGTCGGAAGAGTGGTATGATATGACAAAAGAAGATTTTGTCAAGAAATATTGTATTGAAGATTGGGATAGACATGAATATGAATTTTATACATATTCAAAAGAGGCGGATGATATGATAGAAGAGGCTAATAGGGTTATTGGAGTATGAGTATGAGTGATGATGTTGAAACTATGAGTATGATTGAATTTGGTAAAAAATATGGATATAAGTATATTAATGTTTGGTTGGCTGCAAGGAGTACTTCTGTAGTTGATCATATAGAAGAATTGTTAAAAAAATGAGTTAGGAGAGTAGGTGTAGTATTATGTCTAAAATGAATTTACATGATATAGATTTTGAGTCTGAGAACGATTGGTTAGAAATGGATAAAGAGAGTTTTATTTCTATGTATGGTAAAATTAGATGGGAACAAATAGAATACAGAAATACTTTTAAGGATAAAAAAGTAAGTAAGAAATTTCAAAGGGATGAAGATGTGTTCTGATTATTAAGAGAGGGATAGGTATATGGATATACAAATAAAATGTGATAATTGTGAATCTGAATATGTGGTGGTGTTGATGGATGACGATGATAATGGTGTTAAATACTGTAGTATGTGCGGAACTAATGTTGACGTGACGGAATACCTTAGTTTAGATTTTGGTGAATAAATTGGTGATATATGATATTAATAGATTTTAATCAAATTATAATAAGTTTATCTATTAGGGAATTGAACAATACGTTAAGAGAGGAACCAGATGATATAGTTGAATATTCTGCGGTTATGAATTTATTTTTAGAATATGTATTATCTGTTAAAAAGAAATATTCTAAAAAATATGGTAATATTGTTATATGTTGTGATAATAAACATTTTTGGCGAAAGGATATATTTCCGTATTATAAACATTCTAGGAAGAAAGATAGAGAGACTTCTAAATTTGATTGGAAATTTGTATTTGATGGCATGTCTTCCATAAAGAAGGATTTGGTTGATTATTTTCCATATAGAGTGTTAGAGATTGATAAAACTGAGGCAGATGACATTATTGCAATTTTGACTAAAGAGTATCATCATCTTGAAAAGGTATTGATATTATCTTCTGATAAAGATTTTAAACAATTACAAATTTATGATGGCGTGTTTCAATATAGTCAAAGTGCTGGTAAGTTTTTAGTTACTGATAACCCATTAAAGTTTTTAAGAGAACATATTATAAGGGGTGATAGATCAGATGGAATTCCAAATATATTATCAGATGATGATGTATTCGCAACTGGTAAACGGCAGACATCTTTACGTAAAAAAAGTATAATTGATATGATGGATATATCGAAGAACCCTTCAGAATTTTGTAATGAGGATATGATTAGAAGATATGATAGAAACAAACAACTTATAGATTTTTCATGTATACCAGATGAAATTGTTAATAATATATTGGATTCTTTCGTTAAATCTCCAAATGGTAACAATCGTACTATGATGGAATATTTTCAAGCACGTAGAATGATGATGTTTTTTATGCAATTAGATAATTTTAAAGAGGATATAAATGAAACATATACACGAAGTATTTTTTGAGTTTGATGAGGCAAAGAATACAAAAGAAAGAAAACATGTGTTATTGCAAAATAATAGTAAGTTATTATTAAAAACATTAAAATTGATGTTTGATGATTTTCATTTTGCATTAGATAAAGTGCCTAAGTATACTCCTGATGATTCTCCGGAGGGATATACTCTAAGTAATTTGCATAAAAGGTTATCAGAATTTGAAGTATTTTTAGATGAATCTTATTTCGTTAATTATAGGAGTGAACATAGATTTATTCAATTCTTGGAGAGTTTACATCATAAAGAGGCTGAGATTGTTGTCAAAATTATAAATAAAAAAATGAAGGTTAAGTGGTTAACTAGAAGATTAGTAGACGAGGTGTTTCCAAATTTATTAGATTGAATATGATTAATACAAAAAGGACAGTAAGTGCAAGTATAATATTGAGTGAAGATTATGGCATTGATGATAATGGTTGTAATCTTGTTGTGTATTCTAAAAAGACACAGGCGTGGTTTGACCGTACTATGAGAATGAGAAATGGTATATTGTTGATGGGGCATAATACATATAAGCAATTATTTAGTATATTACCAGAAGATTATATGAAGTATGTTGTGACTAATAATGAAATAACATATGATGAGAAATCATTTAAGATTAATATATCTGATTCATTGTCGTGGTTGTCCGATCATTCACATATGAATGTACATATTATTGGTGGGTATTATACATATATGACATATTGGAAATATATTAATATGTTTTATATTGCGACAGTATTAGATAAAAAAATAAATAGTAATTTATATATAGAGAGGGATTATATGGAAGAAATGGAATCTAATTTCGAACAGACTTTCTGTAAAGAAAGTGATAATTTAGAATTAAGAATAATGGTAAGAAAATAGATGCCTATATATACATTTAAAAATAATGATACGGACGAAGTATTCGATAAGTTTATTAGTATATCTGAAAAGGATGTATTTTTATCAGATAACTCTAATATAAAACAAATAATTGGTGCTCCTAAGATAATATCTGGTAGGGGTGATATGAAAGTCAGTGAGGGGTTTAAAGAGGTACTTTCTAAAGTTGCAGAGAATAATCCTTATACCCCACTTGCTGAGAAGTTGGGTGGTAGGGACGCGAAAACTGTAAAGAATACAGAGATTATTAATAATGCAAGAAAGAAAAGCGGTTTAATTTAAAATTGAGAAAGGAGAAGTAAAAATGGGTAATATTATTGGTATTGATTTGGGTACTACTAATTCATGTGTAGCTGTATTAGAGAATGGTAAGGCAGTAGTAATTGAAAATGGTGAAGGTTCTAGGACGACACCATCTATAGTTTCACATTCGGATTCGGAAATATTAGTAGGACAGTCGGCTAAGAGACAATCGGTGACTAATCCAAAAGATACATTGTTTGCGGTTAAGAGATTAATTGGCAGAAAGTTTAAAGATGATGCAGTTCAAAAGGACATATCTATGGTGCCTTATGACATTGTAGAGGCGGATAATGGTGATGCGTGGGTAAAATCTGGTGGTGAGTTATTATCTCCCCCAGAAATTTCATCAAAAATTTTAATGAAATTAAAAAAAGATGCGGAGTCGTATTTGGGTTCTGATGTAACACAGGCAGTTATTACTGTTCCTGCTTATTTTAATGATTCACAAAGACAGGCAACAAAGGATGCTGGTAAGATTGCAGGACTAGATGTTATGCGAATTATCAATGAACCTACTGCGGCAGCTTTATCTTATGGTTTAGATAAGGGTGATGTTACTGATGATAAGGTAGTTGCTGTTTATGATCTTGGTGGTGGTACTTTTGATGTTTCTATTATTGAGATGTCGAATGTGGATGGGGAATATTCCTTTGAAGTATTGTCTACTAATGGTGATACATTTTTAGGTGGTGAGGATTTCGATTTACGACTTATTGATTATCTCTGTGATGAATTTAAAAAAGAAAATGGTGTAGATCTTCATAATGATCCTATTGCATTACAACGATTAAAAGAAGCGGCAGANAAGTGTAAAATTGAGTTGTCATCGACTCAAGAAACTGAAGTAAATTTACCATATATTACTGCGGATTCTACTGGTCCTAAACATTTAAATGTTAAGATTTCACGTTCTAAATTGGAGAAGATGGTATCTGAATTAATTGAACGTACAAAAAACCCATGTGTTACTGCGTTAAAGGATGCAGACATTACTAAGGTTGATGATGTTATTTTAGTTGGTGGGCAAACTAGAATGCCTAAAGTTCAAGAAATGGTAAAATCTATTTTTGGTATTGAACCGAGAAAGGATGTAAATCCTGATGAGTCAGTTGCTCTTGGTGCTGCTACACAGGGTGGTGTGTTATCTGGTGGTATTGACAATGTGTTATTGCTTGATGTTACTCCATTGTCATTAGGTATTGAAACGATGGGTGGTGTTATGACCACATTAATTGAAAAGAATACCACCATTCCAACGAAAAAAAGTGAAGTATTTTCGACGGCAGAGGATAATCAATCAGCTGTAACTATTCATGTTCTTCAAGGTGAACGTTCAGTTGCTTCTGGTAATAATTCTTTAGGTAGATTTGATTTAACAGAAATTCAACCAGGACCACGCGGAACACCACAAATTGAAGTTGAATTTAATATTGATGCTAATGGTATTATGCATGTTTCTGCCAAGGATAAAAACACTGGTAAGGAACAATCAATTGAAATTAAATCTTCATCGGGGTTATCTGATGAAGATGTAGAACGTATGATTAAAGAGGGTGAAGAACATAAAGATGCAGATGATAAGTATACTGCGTTGGTTGGTGCAAGAAATATGGCGGAAGGATTTATTAATGATGTTGAGAAGAAATTAGCAGACGAAGAAATTATAGTACCAGATGAAGAACGTGAGAAGATCGTAAATAGTGTTTCTGAATTGAAAGAATCTATGTCTGGTGAAGATTTAGATGATATTAATACTAAAGTGCAATCGTTGGCTGAGTTATCTGCAACTTTACAAAAGCCAGTTCCGGAACCTGAAGCAGAAGTCGTTGATGGTGTCGTTCCCGAAGAGGCAGAAGTTGTAGATGCTGAGATTGTGGAACCGACACCAGAAGAAAAAACAGAAACTAAATAATTCGGTGATTTGATGTCTAAACGTGATTATTATGATGTATTGAGTGTGAAGAAGAATGCATCTTCTGGTGATATAAAGAAAAGTTATCGTAAGTTGGCAATGAAATATCACCCTGATAAAAACCAGGGTGATACTGTTTGTGAATCTAAGTTTAAAGATGTTACTGAGGCGTATGAAATTTTGTCTGATCCTGAAAAACGCAGACAGTATGATACATTTGGACATGATACACAAAGACAGGGTGGACGTGGATTTGATCCATTTTCAGATATATTCGGTGGGTTTGGGCAACAACAACAAAGTCGNCCAAGACAAAACCATAGGGGTCGTGATGTTGAATATACGGTTTCTTTAACTTTACAACAATCNGTATATGGTGATGATTTAGAAATAAAGATACCAAAGGAATATAGATGTACACCATGTAGGGGTAGTGGTATATTATCTCCTAAAGATGAGATTGATTGTCGTTCTTGTGGTGGTACTGGTATGTTATATCATTCTAATCTGTTTGGCCAACGGGTTGCTTCTGAGTGTGGTTATTGTAGTGGTCGTGGTAAGGTTATAATAAAACCTTGTAAAGTGTGTAATGGGGAAGGTTATACAAAAAAACAGGAAAATTTTAAATTAACTATACCTTCTGGAATAACCAGTGGTGAGAGGTTAAGATATCAAGGACGTGGATTTACTAACAAAGATAATGGTGTTGTCGGTGATTTATATATATCAGTTAAAATATTACCACATGACATATATCAACGAGATGCTTTTAATTTGATTCGTAAGTTAGAGGTTGGATATTCCACTTTGTGTTTGGGTGGTGAGGTTCAGTTAACTTTATTAGATAATACCACTCTTAAAGTTAGAATATCACGTGGGAGTGTTGTTGGTAAGTTATTAAGAATAACTGGTAAAGGTATACGTCGAGGTAATGGTCGTGTTGGAGATTTAATATGTAGTATTGATTTGCAAATTCCTAAAAATATTAATTCTAAACATGAAAAGATATTACGGTCTTTGTCAAAGTTTTAATAGGAGTTTAAAATGGGATGGTTTGAAATAGTTTGGTTATGTATATTGTCATTTGTGATTTTATGTAATGTTATGAATATGTCGGTGAAGGCTGAAGATATTACAAATAAAATATTGTTAGGTATTTTATTTGTATTAATACCGATATGGATAATTATTGCAACAGGACTCATTTCGGTTAAGGACAACATACCATGATTGGACATGATAGGGCATAGGAATATAATATGCTTATGTAATGATATTAGTTATTGTGAATTGAAGTTAGATTTGGTTAAAAAATTATTAAAAGATGATAGCACGTGGCATTGTGGTAGGTGTTATATGTTATTATTGGAACGTAAGAAATTTATGAAATTAAAGGAAGACCTTGAAGAAGGGGGATAGTAGTTATGAAATATAAGTTAAATGATGTATATATTGTAGATGGTAGTAGGACACCTTTTTTAAAGGCTAAAGGAAGTCCTGGAAAGTTTAAGGCATTGGATTTGGCTATTCAGGTGGTTAGACCTATGTTGATTCGTAATGATATTGGTAATGATGATGTGGATGAATTGGTTGTTGGTTGCATGAACCCCAACGCCGATGAGTGTAATATTGCAAAATTGTTAGCATTACGATTAGGACTTAATGTTAATATACCGGCATATACGGTACAACGAAATTGTGCTTCTGGTTTGCAGTCAATTGATTCGGCATATAGGAGTATATCTTGTGGACAGTCTGATTTGATTATTGCTGGTGGTACGGAAACTATGAGTAGGGCACCATTATTATTTAATGATGATATGACTATGTGGTTGTCTGAATTTACATTAGCTAAGACATTTTCTAAGAAGTTGTCTGTGTTACTTAAGTTTAGACCTAAGTTATTAGTTCCAGTGATTAGTTTATTACGTGCATTAAAAGATCCAACTATTAATTTATCAATGGGACAGACTGCCGAGAATTTGGCATATAAGTTTAATATATCTAGAAATGATATGGATGCTTATTCATTAGATAGTCATATGAAAGCGTCTATCTCACAAAATACTAATGTATTAGAGGATGAGATTGTTACTATATATGATACTGATGGGAATTTTTACAATAAAGATGAATCTGTTAGATCCAAGAACACTATTGAAAAATTAGGGAAATTAAGACCAGTTTTTGATAAAATATTTGGTAATGTGACTGCGGGTAATTCTTCACCTATTACGGATGGTGCTTCATTTGTTTTGTTGGCAAGTGAGGATGCCTTGGATAAGTATGGGTTACGTGATAAAGCTATTGCAAAAATTATTGATACTAAGTGGGCTGGAGTAGATCCATCAGAGATGGGATTGGGTCCAGTTCAGTCAATAGTTCCTCTTGTTATGAGAAATGGGTTACGATGTGATGATATTGATAGTTGGGAATTAAATGAAGCTTTTGCATCACAAGTTATTGGTTGTACAAGGGCAATGAATGATGCGGATTATTGTTTATCTGAGTTTGGATTGGATGAACCATTTGGGATAATACCTGATGAAAAATTAAATGTTCATGGTGGTTCTATTAGTATAGGACATCCTGTGGGTGCTTCTGGAACACGGATAGTATATCATTTAATTAAGACGTTAGAATCAAATGGTGGTCATTATGGGGTTGCATCTTTATGTATTGGACATGGCCAAGGTGGTGCAATATTAGTTGAAAATTTAAAGAGATAACTTATGAATTATAAACATTTTAAATTAAAATATGATAANAATATAGCATGGGTACATTTTGATTATTCTTATGGTAGTATGAATGTATTATCTGGTGAAGTATTAACGGAATTAAAAGATGTATTATTAGAGGTTAAATCTGATAATCCTGATGGTATGGTTATTTGTTCTGATAAATCAACTGGGTTTATTGCTGGTGCTGATGTTACAGAATTTAAGGATTTCCATGAGTATGATGATGCTTATGAAGCCATTACTAAAGGACAAGAAGTGATGTGGTTAATTGATGATATGGAATTTCCTACATTGGCATTAATTAATGGATTGTGTCTTGGTGGTGGATTGGAACTTGCATTATCATGTGATTATAGAATTATATTAGATTCTCCTAATATCCGAGTCGGATTTCCTGAAGTTAAGTTGGGGATACATCCTGGATTTGGTGGTTCTGTTAGGTCTATTAGAGTTCTTGGTGTTATTAAGGCTATGGGTATGATGTTAAGTGGACGTACTTTATCAGTATATCAGGCAAAAAAGATGGGATTAGTTGATTATGCAGTTCCTGAACGTTTATTAGTTAAATCTGCGGAAGATGTACTTGCAAAGTGTCCTCCCGTTAGACGACCAGATAAATTAGATTCTGTATTGAATTCTGGTATTGGTAGAAAGTTATTATCAATGCAGATACGTAGAAATTTAAGGAAAGAGGCAAATAAACAACATTATCCTGCTCCATATGCTTTAGTTGATATATGGGAAAAATATGGATATGATGAGCATCATTTTATGAATGCAGAGGCGGAGTCGGTTTCTAAGTTAGCAATGACAGATACTGCAAAGAATTTATTACGAGTGTTTATGTTACAGGATTTACTTAAATCTTCTGGTGATAAATCTAAGTTAGATCTTAAACATGTCCACGTTATAGGTGCTGGTGTAATGGGTGGAGACATTGCAATGTGGGCGGCTCTAAGGGGATATAAGGTGACTTTACAAGATATTGATGATAACACCATAGCTGCCGCAATGAAAAGATCGTATAAATTTTATGTAAAAAGATTTTCTGGAAAGGATTATTTAATCAATGACGTGTATGATAGGTTGATTCCTGATAAAAATGGATATGGCATATCTTCCGCAGATATAGTCATTGAAGCTATTGTTGAAAATGCGGATATTAAACGTCAATTATATAGTGAATTAGAATCTGAAATGAAACGTACTGCTATATTGGGCACTAATACATCTTCTATCAAGTTGGAAGTATTATCAAGTGAAATGAAAAATCCTGAGAGATTAGTTGGTATACACTTCTTTAATCCAGTTGCAAAAATGCCTTTGGTTGAAGTGGTATATTCAGATATTACATCAGAGGATGTTATAGAGAAGTCTATGTCATTTTGTAGACATATTGATAAGTTACCATTAAAAGTCAAATCGAGTCCAGGATTTTTAGTTAATCGTGTGTTAATGCCTACACTTATTGAGGCTATTAATATGTTGGATGAGGGATATAGTAAAGAAGAAATTGACAATTCTTTTACTGATTTTGGTATGCCAATGGGTCCATTATTATTGGCAGATACTGTAGGACTTGATGTTTGTTATTTTGTTACGGATATAATAAGTGAGGATCTTGGAATTACTGTTCCAAAAAGATTAAAGAAGTTAGTAGACAAGGGTAAATTGGGTATCAAATCTGGTAGTGGGTTTTACATATATGACAAAGGTAAACCCGTGGATGCGGTTTATGCGGATCCTAAAATAGAGATAACGACAAGGTTAATTGAAAAAATTATTAGAGAGTGTAAATTATGTTTGTATGATGGTATTGTAGAGTCTGCTGATCTTATAGATTCTGGTATTATTTTTGGTACTGGATTTGCTCCATTTAGAGGTGGTCCATTACATTATTCAGATGAAACAGATAAAGAAATCACTAAACAATATCATTCTCAAGATGCACAATTAGTGGAGAATTTAGATGGGCAAATATTATAGTGCAGATGGTAAAGTAGGAGTTCTTATACATGCTGGTTGGGGTAGTGGATTTTCCATTAAACCCCAATCACTTAGAATGGATGCTGAATTAATTTATGAATTTTTGCATGGGGATGAGAAATCATTTCATAAACAGGTGATGGAGATGTCAGAACCAACTCATAATTTATATGAGTTTGATAATATGAGATTGTCATATGTTACAGAGGGGTTAAAGTTTTATGTTCGTGAGTATGATGGGTATGAAGATATTGTAACGGAGGAAGATTTAAAGTTAAAAGCATAATAGTTTGAAGTATATTTTATGTATGTTGGACGTGGGTGCGATTCCCACCTCTTCCACATAAATTGTCTAGTGTAGATGTATAATGCATATATACGGAATGTGTGACACACGGTATACTTAGTAGAATAGATGGAGCGTACGAAAGATGGTGAGGGGGAATTCCCCCAGAGCCAACGGGTTCATTTAACTTAGCACCAAACCAGCGATGATGGGTTCTACAATGTATATATGGACGTATGTGAACACGGGACAACAAACTCCCGGGTATCCTTAGCCGCAAGTGGCGTTCATGAAGTTCTGCAGGACTTTTGGGTTGTGACTAGACAATTTTTGTGGGGGAGAACAGATTCGACAATGTACTATATTGTATATGGACTATTCATCAAGAAAGATGTAAAAATCAAAAAAATAAATGCAGATGATAATTTTGCGGTTGCAGCTTAGTATATAAGTATGCGGAGTTTGGGGATACTTGGCAACAGAAATCCTCTTATATATATAATGTGGGTGTTGGAAAATACCCACATTATGTTTCATTTTTACAACAAAGAGGAAAAAAA